TTGTTCGACTCCTGCTTTTCGATTCGTTTTTTGTCAACCATGCGCTTTCCAATGGCTGCGGCGGCACGGACGATGGCGTAGCGGGCCGTCGCGCATAGGTCTCCGTTTTCAAAATAAGCCACCTCGCGCCACACCAAACCTTGTTTGCTCGCGTGGATGGCCCCATTGAAATTACGAATTTCAAGTCCGAGTTTCACAGCAAGGCGGAATGCGTCGCCGTCATCGGCAAACGGGTTCCAAAGAACAGGTTGCGCTTGATCCTCCGTAGTGTCAGAGACAACCATCAACCCTTCAGGCACCCTCATCGTTTTATCGAGCCGCAACCCCGCAGCCTTGGCGGCGGATACCAATGTGCTCTGGTTCCTCATCGCGAGCCACCTTTCTTGACGGCGGCTTTGCGCGCTGCCTTGAAGAAGGCGAGATCGGGCGACTTGTTCTGCAGCTTGGCGTTCAGCAGGCCGAGGCGGATGGCGCCCTGGATGTTGGCCGCGGTGTTGTTCAGTTCGTGGGCCACGGCGGGTTCAACCTTGCCGGTGCGGATGTCCTTGTACAGGGTGGTCAGTTCTTCGGTGAAAGATTCGAGGTTCATGGTGCGGCTTTCTGTTTTCTGAGTTCACGGTTGATCAAGAGTTGGGTGCGGAACAGCGGTAGCACTTCGTCGGGCACGTCCTTGCTCGTCAGACCGATGGCCCCGCGCCCGTGCGCAACCACGGCGCGAACACTGGCGTCGTTCAGTTCTTCCCAGCGCTTCGCTGCGTTCGCGAGCCGTCGTTCTCGGTGGCGGTCGTAGCTTTCCCGCCGGAGTTCAGCTGCTCGCTCCGAGTTTTCTTGCGCCCACCGGCGAGAGTTCTCCTGACATCTATCCGGGTTTTTCTCCCGCCATGTGCGGGATCGGGTGAGAATTTCCGCTTTCTTTCTTCCGTAGTAGTCCTTCTTTTGCAAGCTGATTTTGTGCTTTTTCCATGCGTGGAAATGGGCGTGGTGAAGTGCTATCGGTTCAGGGGCGAAACGCCACTCCTCGTAATGACGCACCATGCGGGCCGGGTAGTCCTCACGTACCAGTGGTGCCGGATCGAAGATTCGCCACCACATCTCAGAACTCCCGCAACAGAACCGACTCAGCTACCGCGCCGTCGATCGCCTCGCGCAGGTCCTTGCGGAGACCCACGCCGATGATCTTCGGCGGGGAGCCGGCGAGCACACCGAACTGGCCGTCGATGCAGCCGACCTGCCACTGGTTCTTCTCCAGCGTGTCGAGACGAACGCGGTCAGCGCGGTCGCGCATCTTGAGGTCCCACACGCCGACCAGGAGGACAGCGATGCCGAGCGCCAAGGCAGCGGCGAGAATGAATTCAGTCGTCATGGTCGTCGTCTCCTGCCTGCACGAGGGCCATGGTGAAGACACCCAGCAGGGCGCCGAGGAAAAGGCCGAGGATGAAGAGGTTCACGATGGGTCCTTCGGGAATGTTTTGTCGAACTCGGCGAGCGTTTGGTTAGCCACGAGCGTACTTTTGCTGCAGACAATTTCGATCCACAGTTCCTTGCGGTAGTCGCGCGCCGGCTGGACGGCTTCACCAACGATCATTTCGCCGGGCTTGAACATCTCTTCAAGGTAGGTCTCGATGGCGGCTTCGATGCCCCCGTACACCCCGCCATCGTGGTCTTCGTATGCAGCAAGGGCTTTCGCCAACTTGTCTTTGTCGAGGCTCATTTGGCACCTCCGTATTCGAGTTCGAGCAGCAGCTGGCAGTAGTGGATCACCTTGCGGATGTCGTCCGCGCCGTGCTTCTGGCGGTGGCGCGTGATGTACTTGACCACGTTGCCTTCGGCGAATCCGAGCTTGTTGGCATGGATGTACTCGATGGGCTGGATCGCGAGGTCTTTGTAGTGCGAGCCACCCACCTGCACGGCGAGCGCGCTGTCCTCGGTGTCCGGGTGCGCGAACTGGATCGGCGCGTCGTCCTGCACCCATGTGCCGTCGCGGAAGTTCCATCCGAGGTCGGACAGCATGTCAGCGGCCAGGTCTTTGGCGTCGGTGGCGGGTTGTTCGAGCAGCTTGTAGGCCACGACATCACCGGAATTTCCGCTGTCCGCCCATCGCAAACCGCCCAGTCTGCCAGTAGCCTCTGCCCCGTTGCGAAAGCGCACGGTGCCCCGCGCATCCGCAGGCACCGGGCACTCCCCGCCGTGCCAGATCGTGAAGCCGTTTTCGTCTTGCACGAGTTCGATCAGGTCGTAGTCGTGTTCGTCATACATGTCGTTCACGCGGCCCTCTTTGTCAACAGATTCACTGTCTTCAAAGTCCCATGGGTAGCGGTAGTGCCCGTCGTTTCCCGCGACTGTGCGGAGGTCGCCATTCCGACAGCGCCACACCTGCCCCACCTTGATCTCGATACCGTTTACTCCTGCCATATCTGCCTTTCAGTTGTTGATGGAAGGTAGTTTAGCAAACGCGCAATAACTGCGCAAGGGGTTTGTGGGGGTTTTAGCGGGAAATTTTCATGGCGGCTTTGAGGGCGTCCTGTACCGACGCCTTGCTCTTGAGTCGCGGGATCACCGCCGTCTGTTCAAGGGTGTTGCGCGCGACGATGCGGTAGCGGAACACTGCGATCTTTTTTCCGATCTGCGCCTGGCGCGTGGGGCCGATCCGCTCGATGACCTGCTCGTCAAATTCCAGGTTGTACCCGCTGCTGTAGTCCACCATGGTGTGGCAGTTGTGCTGCAGGTCCAGGCCGTGCCCAGCGCTGGCCGGGTGCACCACCAGCATGCGCAGCTTGCCCGCCTGGAACTCGCGGATCGTCGCATCGCTGTTCTTCTCCAGCGACTTGGCGAACGGGAACGCCTTCAGGATGCGCTCGCGGTCGGCGATGTACTGGTACGCGACTAACAGCGGCTCGCCGTTGGTCTCTTCCACAATGCTGCGCAGCGCTTCGATCTTCTCGTCGTGCACCGGCGTCCAACTACCCTTGTCGTCGTGAATCACCGATCCACTGGCAATTTGCAGGCACTTGAGCGACTTCACGCCCGCGCCGAACGCCTCCAGCGGGTGCTCGTTCACGTAGGTGAACAGGTCCTTCTGCATCTCGTCGTACTGCTTGCGCGCGCGCGGCGGCAGGTCGATCATGATGTGGCGCTCGATCGGCTCGTCGATGTCGAACCAGTCGCGTGCGTCCACCGTGATGCTGGTCTGCGCGAGCAGGCGCTGAATCTGCTCGTCGGCATAGGGTAGGGGCTCCAGGCGCTGCTGTTCCTGCGTGCTGCCGTAGGCTGCGCGGAACCAGCGCTGGCTGAACGCCGTGAAAGAGTTGCCCAGGCGCTTGCCTCCATCGACGAACCACTGCGGTCCCCACACGTCCACGAGACCGTTGGTGGCCGGTGAACCTGTGAGGTTGACCCAGCGGCGCACCTTCGTGTGCGCGATGTGCGCCAGCGCCTTGGCGCGCGACGCCCCCTGGCCGACGATGAAGGGCTCGCCCAGCGTGCCGTCCTTGTGCTTGCGGCGCTGCAAGCTGATGCGCAGACCCTTGAGTCGAGGGCTCTCGTCCGCGCAGATGACATCGTAGGGCCAGTGGTCGCCGTACTGCTCGATCAACCACTCGATCTGTTCGTAGTTCGAGCAGAGGATGTCAGGTGTGCTGCGCAGGGCGGCCAGGCGTTGCTCGGGCGAGCCCACCGCGGCGGCCATCGAGATGTGGCCGAACGAGGTCTGCCACTTCACCCGCTCGCCCGGCCACGAGGACTCGGCCACGCGCTTTGGCGCGAGCACCAGCATGCGCTTGGCCTCTCCGAACAGCTTGAGTTCGGCGAAGCTGTCCACGGTGGCACTGGTCTTGCCCATGCCGGGCGAGGCGAACACACTGCCGCGCTCGTGGTTCAGGATGTGGTCGCGGATGAGGCGCTGGTATGGGCGGGGAACGAACAGGCTCATCGCGTCTTGTTCTTCCCACCCACGTGCCAGCCGTCACACGCCGCGCAGCGGTAATGCTGCACCGGGTCTCCGTGCGAGCGGCTGGTGCGCCGCGCAACCTCCCGCGCCAACTGGGGCGAGGTGAACAACTGCTTGCCGAGGCATCCGCTCTCGATCACCCATGTTGGGGCTTTGGTTGCGCGTTTGGTCATGGGGTCAGTACGCCTTCCCGCCTTCGGCCGTGCGGTTCTCCGGCTTGTGGTCCGGTCGTACTTCGTTGAACGCCATCTTCTCGGCGATCGCGCCGCCGAGGTCCAAGCCCAGCGCGCCGGCCAGATCGCCGATGCGGATGATGGCGTCGGCCAGTTCCACTTCGATCATGGGGCGGTGCGGCAACTTGTCATCGGGCAGGCCCTTACGTGCTCCTTCCATCGCCTCGCTGACCTCGCTGTGGATCAGGCACAACTTTTCGGCCACGAGTGCCTTGCCGAAGCGCGTGCCGTCGCGCGCCTCCTGGCGCAGGTCCATGTTGGTCTTGGGGTCGCGCCACCAACCGGCGTTGAACGAGGCGGCGTGACAGATTTCGGAAAGCGTTCTGCCGGCCGCACACACGGCGTAGGGGACGGGGGACGGGAGTTTGGTCATGGTTGGTCTTTCAGTTGGTGGGGTTCAAACGGCGACAGGCAGCGGCACGTGATCGTGATGCTCGTAGCCAACGATAGCGAAGTCGTCAGGCGCGTAGCCGTCGATGTCGGTGTTCTCGGTGTTGAAGAGCAGTTCGGCGCTGCACACGCCCATCTGAGACAAACATGCTCGGTCGAGTACGGCTTGCATCGTATCGACGTGGTTCGAGTAGATATGCGCATCCCCGATATCCACGATCAGCCGACGTGCCGTGAGCCCTGCAGCGCGGGCGTAGAGGTGGGTCAGGAGCGCGTATTGTGCGATGTTGAAGGGTAGACCCAGGGCGAAGTCCGACGAGCGCAGGAACAGCTTCAGGTCGAGGTGGCCGTCGTTGCTCACGTAGCACTGGTGCGCCCAGTGGCAAGGTGGCAGGGCCATGTCGTTCAACTCGCCGACGTTCCACGCACTGACCATGTGGCGGCGCCCGTGCGGGTGGTTCTTCAAGCCGCGGATGAGTTCCGCGGTCTGGTCGATGCAAACCCCAACCCCCTCACTCCACCACGAGCGCCACTGTGCCCCGTAGATCGGACCCACGTACCCGTCTTTATCGGCCCATGCATCCCACAGCTTGCAACCCTGTTCGCGCAACCACATGGTGCTCGGTTCACCCCGCAGAAACCACAGCATTTCGAGGAACGCTACCTTCCACTTGGTCTCCTTGACCGTGACGAGCGGGAAGCGCTCACGCAGGTCAAACGTCATGTGCGCGTCGAACACGCTAAGGGTTCCCACGCCGGTGCGGTCGTGTCGCAGTTCGCCTTCGGCGAGGATGCGTTTTCCGAGCTCGACGTACTGCTTCATTTGCTGCTTTCAGAGTGGAGTTTGAGAAATGCCCGCCGGGCGATGTCACTGGAGACGCCGAGCCGGCGCCCGATCTCGACGTAGCTGTAGCCTTGCTGGCGCAGGGACAGCAGGCGGCCGGTGTGCAAGGGTGTTGGCTTGGGGCCGGAGCCAGGGCGTGCTCCGCCGTGGGTGTTCTTCATTTGCTGCTTTCAGGTGGTGGAAAATAGGCGTCGATCGCCTCGATGGTGTTGAGCGTCACGACCTCGCAGCCGGCGGCGCGCAGGCGCTCGTGCTCTCGTGCTTGGCCGGGTTCTGCCCACTTCTGGGGCCTTTTTCCTTCAACCCAGACGCTGCGCCCGGGCAGCAGCACGAGGTCGTCAGGTGCGTGCCTGCGACCGAGGTACTTGATCGCACGGTGCTCCCCTCCGAGTTCCTTGATGCGGGCGTGCAGGTGGGCGCGGACGGCATGCTCTTTCATGCAGGGGCTTTCTTGTTTCGGTTGACGATTTTGAAGAGGTGCTGCACCTGGAACTCTGCGTCGGCGAGTGCGTTGTGAGCGCCGGTGCCTTTCTCGGCCGGGTTGTACTCGACCTGCGGGTACATGGCGCGCATGGTCATGAAGCAGCGCTCGTTGACGTAGTGCCAAGGCACAGGCAGGCCGGCGCGCTGGCAGGCGGTGGCGATCTTGGGCAGGTCGAAGCTCGCGCTGTTGCCGAATGGCCTCACGTCCTCGTGCCGGCATGTCTCTTTGATCCAGTCGCTGAAGTCCTGCAGCACCTTGCGGATGTCCTGCCCGTTGTAGGCGATGCTGTGGCGGGCCTCGTCGCCCTGGCGCATCCACCAGGTGACGGTCGATGCGTCCATCGTGCCGCCGTCGCGCACCGCGGTGGCGAGGTTGATCGTGCGCAGGAACGTCGGACCCATGGTCTGGGTCTTGAGGTCAAAAAACACGCAGCCGAGGGACACGAGCGCGGCGGTTTCGCCTTTGCCCATGCACTCGACATCACACATCATGTCGAAAAATTTGGTGGTCATTTGCGGTCTTTCAAAACAGGTCCACGCACTCACCGAACATCAACTTGGCGCGCTTCTCTTCGGATGCGCCGATGTCGTTCAGGATGTCGTTGGCCTCGCGGATGTAGAAGCCGTAGTCGATGTCGCCGGGCAGCGTGTCGGGCAGTTCCATCACAGGCACAGCGCCGTCGCTCGCCGGGACCTTGTTGCGGTTTCCGGTCTTGTTTTTGTCCTTGTAGTAGATCGCACCGATGGACGAGTGGCCGATGTAGAAGCGCACCACCTTTCCAAGGTACTGTACGCTGTCTTCACCACAGTGCAGGCGGTAGGCGGTCTCCACGTCGAACTCGGGCTCGCCGGTCATGTAGGTGAACAGCGCGGTCTTGAGCGGGCCTTCGTTGGTCTGGTGCCACCCGGCGGCCAGCAACACGTCGCGCTTCTTGCCCGGCGTCAGCGTCTCGTCGTAGCGGGTGCGTGTGATCTGAACACCACCGCCGCGCACGGTGCGAACCGTCACGAACTTGCGGATGTCGGTGCACCCTCGGATCGTCTGTACGATGGGCACGCCCTTGTCGATCAGAGCGATGACGGCCTCGACACAGATGTTGTTCTGTGGGTTCTTGGCGATGGACGTGGGCGCGAACGCACCCTTGCCCTTGACACCGCCACCCTCTTTGATGGCGAGGTAGTTGTTGATGTCGCGCGAGAACAGCGCCGCGTAGCGCGTCTCTTCGGTGTTGAACGTGGTGGCGGTCTCCCACAAGTTGATCACGTCCAGCAGTTCGTCCTCGCGGTCGCGCCGACAGTGGATCACGATGCCGTCGGTGTTGGCGCTGACCACGCGGAACCCTGCGCACTCCAGCGCCTCGATCAACATGAGCAGAACCAACTGCCCGGTGATCGTCACCTGGATCATGAGGTGGGGCGAATAGAGTGCGGAATACTTACTTCCTAGCTTCCCGTAGGAGCCATTCGCAACAATTTTTAGTACGTTAGCAGTAACATTGTCACCGATCCGTTTAGCCTTGACACGGCGTTCGACGATGGAGCGGTAGACGCGCAGGAAGGCGTTCTCGCGCGTCAGGTGCAGGGGCGCCAAGCCGCCTTCCAAGATGATGGCGGGATAAAAACTTGTCACATCTCGGTCGATCAGCACGTGCTCGTCGTCGCTGACCAGCGCCTGGTTCTGCTCGCTGCTGTGCAGACCGCCGATGCCCATGCGGTAGACACCGCCACCGATGGCGACCGAGCGCCCGTCGAGAGCGGCCGGCATGTCCACCCCGCCGTCCACGTTCACGAAGAACGTGGCGTCCACCACGTCGTCGAGTACCGCCTTCATCGTGGCGGTCTTGTAGGCCAGCCACTTCTGTGCCTTGAATTTGAACGAGGTGCCGGGCGGGATGTTGGGCTTCTTCACCACGTCGCCCAGGATGATGCCGCACTGGCTGCGGATCACGGCCTCGGCGATCTGGGCATCCGACTTGCTGCGCAGGTCCGTGCCGTATTGCTCGGTCATGTGCTCGCGCAGCGCGATCTGGGGGGACAGGTGGTTCCACAGGTCGATGGTGGTCTGCAGGTCGTTGCCGCAGTAGGCCACCAGTTTGGTGCGCTGCTCGGGCGAGATGCGCGCGCTGGGTTCGATCGGCAGGTCCTGCAGCTTCTTGCTGTGCAGCCGACCGCCGTAGAGCTTCAACGAACCCTGTCCGAACGCCACCTCGATCAGGTCGATGTGGTCCCACTCACGGGGCACACGCGCACCGCTGTGCTGCTCGAACTGCCAACCCTTCATCTGCCCGACGATGATGGTGTCGCTGGCCTCTTTCAGCTTGGCGCACGACACGCCGGTCAGCGCGTAGGCCAGCATGGGGGCGTCGTAGTTCAGGCCGTTGAACGTGACCACGCGGTAGGTGCGCATGATCCGCCGAATCTCGTCGGTGTCGAGCCGCTGGCCGTCGAACATCTCGTACTGGCGCGTGGCACCGGTGTCAACCCGGCGGAACATCACCAGGAAGTAATCGACGTAGCACTCGATGTCCATGACCAACGTAATCTTCGACATTCACGACTTTCAAAATTTCAGAGTTCAAAGTTTTTGGTGGAAACTCCCTCTCGGGAACCTCCACAAAAAACCCCGGCCCGAAGGCCGGAGTCACGCTTCACAGCGTCTCGACGTTGCTCATGTCGGAGAACCAACGGGGCCGCCGGCCAATGCCCGACCAGGTGGCGCCGGTCAGCTTGTTGCGGAACTTGGCCGCGTGCACCGGCTTCTTGCCCGGGCGCGGCGTGCGCTTCTTGTGTTTCGTCAGCAGCGCGGCTGCCATCTCGTCCAGTGCGTAGCCGTTCTCGTCACACAGGTTGACGATGCTGGCGAGCACACCGGAGAAGGCCGAAGCCTTCGCCTCGACGATCTGCGCTTCGATGGCCGCCTTGTTGGCGAGCAGTTCGGCGAAGGTGGGGTTGGTGTTCATGGTGTTTCCGTTCCAAAAAGGTCTTCTTCGCTTTTCTCTTCGCCATCCCGCGGCTTCTCACCACCGAAGGCAGCCACCAGGGCGTTCAACATGTTGTTGATTTCGCCGGTCATCAGCGTGAAGTCGCCGTCAAATGCTTCACGCTCGTCGTTGGCTTCGACACGATCGTCCATGATCAGGTCGAGCGCGCGAATCTTCTTGATGCGGAAGTTGTCGGTCAGCACAAACGAGATGCGGTCTTCCCACGTCAGCGCGAGTTCCTTGCAGACCTTGCCCATGCGCAGGTGCTCCACCAGGTTGTCCGTCGTCAGCGTGCTGTTGGTGTACTTCACGACAGCCTTGGTTTCGTCGCACGCCTTGAGGGTGCAGGCCCGGTCGATGGCGAAATTGTCCGGCGCGTCGTCGTTCATCAGCCACTCGGTCATCACGAGCGCCGGGCTCTTGGCTATGTGCAGCGTCTGCAACTCCAGCTTTTCGAGCGAGCGCACAAGCGACGTGATTATCGTGTCCGCCTGCGTCTGCGAGCCGGTGTTGATGACGATCCAGCCGTTCACCGGGTCGATCCACACGCGCGTCTGAGAGATGGTCGCCAGGGCTCCCGGCAGCAGTGCAAGCAGTGCGTCGTCCTTGATCTCGCGACGCTCCTTCTTGCCCGGCTTGCGACCGGTCATGTGCTCGAATTCATCGACGCGCTCGGCCACCGCGGCCTTCAGTGCAGACGACGGCACGACCTTCTTCTCCGTCTTGAACTGCAGCAGAATCTGGCGGTTGACGACGTGTGCAAACAGGCCGTCGAAAATCGACTCCCACCCGGTGGAGACGGGTTGCGTCAGGCCGATAGGGGTCTGCGCGTTGGCCGACACCGCTTCTTCAACTTGCGCGGCAGACAACTGCCAGCTGGCGGTCATCCGATAGACGATCAGGTTTTTGAACCACATGGTGTTTTCTTTCTAGAAAACCCCCGGCCGTAGCCGGGAGTCATGGTTCAGAACAGGTCGTTCGCACCACCGGAGCCTTCGGCCGCCGCCTCGACTTCCTCGTCGTCGAAGCCCTCGGCGGTGGTCGGGCCGGAGCCGAACGCTTCACCGTCGCTGACAAACTGGATGGCGATGATCCTGGCGAACACCTGGTTGGGGATGATCTCACCACCGCTGCCCTTGAAGGACTTGCCGGCCACGAACTCGACCTTGGCGTTCACGAAGCAGCCGCGGTAGGGCACCTTGACCTCGTAGCCCAGTTGGTCGGTCACGTCCATGCCGTCCACCAGACCGCGACCGGCTTCGGTGATCTGCACGAACTTGCCGTTGTGCTTCTTCTGGGTGACGATCTGCGGCTTCTTGTCGGCCTTGTTGCTGGCCGAGATGAAGTACATGTCGGCGTACTCGGGGCGCACCGTGCCGTCGTCGCTCATCTTGTCGTTGCCGTCGCGCAGCGCTTTGCTGTTGGCCGCCATCGAGCGGATCATGTTGGCGGCGTTGGCCGGACCCCACAGCTTGGTGGCTGCGTCCAGCATGGCCGCCTTGGCAACGCTGACGGCCTCGCTCTTGGGGTCCATCAGGCCGGTGAACTTGAACTTCGGCGCGCCGCCGTTCATGCCCTCGCCGGGTTTGAAGATGTCGAGCCAAGCGGCGCGCAGACCTTTGAGGATGACGGGCTGGGAAGATGCGAAATTGCTCATGTTTGACTTTCAGGTTTCAGTTTTCAAGGGTATCGCCATCGCTGGCGGGTGGTACGTCTCCGAACCCATCCAGCGCGGTTGCGATGGGTGGCCTCGGGTCGGTTTCGAGGACGACAGCGGGTTTGCCGTCGGCCTGTGTGATGAGCGTCTGCAGCTTGTTCCACTGGGTGGGGCCAAGCACAGCCGCCTTTGGGGTTTCGCCTTTCTTGGCCTTGGGCGCCTTCGCCAGCTTCTCGGCCGTGGTGGGTGAGATCAGCGACTGGGTGTACATCTGCTCGGTCTTCAGCCGCATCTTCTTCAGCGCGGCCTCTGCCTCGGCTTCGTCCAACCAGGCGCGCGGTGACTTCTTGCCGGCCACCAGCTTGTAGGCCAGTCCATCGGCGCGGGCCACCCGCTCACCGGATGCCAACGCGCTGTAGACGCGCTCACTGACGGCCTTCACCCAGTCGCTGACCATGGGCAGCAGGCGGTAGGCTTCGCCGAGCATGTCATCGGTAGGCTCGCGGACGACAGGCTCCGCATCACCGAAGCCGTCGAGCGCCAGGTTGACCACCATCTCCTGCTGGGCCTTGCACGAGCCGGAGGCTCTGCAAAAATGGCAGTTCGAGTTGGAGGGTCGGAACACCGGAGCATCGTCGCATTCAACAGAGCGCGTGCGCAGCCGGTCGATCACCACGTTCAACTCGGCCACCGTACCCGACCACTGGCTCACGTTGCCGATCGGAGGTTGCGAGATGACCAGGATCACGTCCGTGAATTCGTACAGCAGTTCGAGCTTGCGCATGAAGCCGGAGGCGTACATGGCAATCTGCTCGTTCGGCTCGACTTCCTCCGGAAGCATCTCCCCGGTGATGATGTCGGTCTGTGCCTCAACAATCACTTCGTAGGCGTCCACACGATTGCGGCCGAGTTTGAGATCAACGACCTCAACCGTCCCGCCGTAGACGATGCCAACGTCTGCCGAACCCGTGGCGCCGGTCTCGTCCGTGATGTGGTCGATGGGCACCGACTGCTCGACGTAGAGTTCACCGCCGGTCAGCAGGACCCGCTCGCGGATGTAGAGCACGTGGGTCATGCACTCGTCAATCAGCGACTGGTCAACTACGATGACGTGGCGCCCTGTGTCGACTTCCAACTCTTCGGTGACGGCCTCGTCCACCTGGCGCAGGGTGTCACCCCAGACCGGTGTATTCGCTCCGTCGAACACCATGGCGCGACCGAGGTAGCTCTGCGGATCGATGGACTCGTTCAGCAGCATTTCCTCGCACATCTGGTGGCCGCAGGTGCCCCGACGAGAGGCTTCGTTTCCGCCACTGTTCGGGATGCCCTGCTGCGCGCCGATGGACGCGGTGCAGGCGTGTCGACCGCCCCAGCGTTTGGCTGAGGATGGCGACTTGACAGCGTGGTACGAGCCCATCTGACTTCAAAGACCGAGGTCATCCGCAGCCGGAGCCAACAGCGCCTTCACGTGCGCCAGGATTTCCGCGTGTTTGTTCAGGGCCTGCAGGGCGGGCACGGTCTTGCCTTCGCAGCCGAAGTGCTTGAGCACACCGAGCACTGCCTCACGACCGCCGGTGGGCGCGGTGGACAGGGCCTTGATCTCGCGGAACACCGTGTCCCAGTCAGGAGCACCAGCCGAGGCAGTGTCCGGTTGGGCTGTTGCAGAAGGCGCGGTAGCGGCAGGCTTCTGTGCTTCGGCCGCCGCAGCTGCGTTTTTTGCGAACTCGGCCTTCTTCGCGAGGTAGTGGGCAGACGACTCGATCTTGAACGACTGGTCCGCCGGGTCCGGATCACCGGGCTTCTGCGCGTAGGCAGTCTGCGTCTCTTCGCTCACCCAGTAGCGCGTGCCCTCAGCATCGCCGGCCACGAGGTCGGGCTTGGCGGCAGCGGGTGCGTCTTCGGTCTTCTTGGCGCGAGTTTTCTTGGGGGCTTCGGCGATGTCGGCGGCGATCGTGTTGCTGGCGGAGTCAACGGCTGCGGTGATCACGCCGGCGCTTTGCAGGATGGTGACGAGGGTCTTGAGGCTGGTGTCGATGGATTCGAGGCGATCTTCAAAGGTCATGTGGAGGCTCCAGTTTTGCGGTTGATGTTTCACAAGTCGATTGCTCAACGAGCGAACTGGAGTGTATGCGAAATTTTGCGAATGCGAAATACCTGAGTAAAGTTTGTGACCTTTTGCGAAAAAACTTGTCGTTGTTGTCGGTTGGCGCTAAAGTTCAGTTGTCAGTAACGACAAGCAACACCGAAAGCCTGAAATGCAAAAACTCTTCTCTATTTTCACCAAGCCCTCGGCCCGAGTGCTGGCCCAACGCGAGTTGGAAGACGCCCAGCGCGAACTGCTGAGCGCGCAGTCGGCCTGCGAATACTCGCGCCGCATCGCCGAGTACAACACCGACCGCATCAAGCGGTTGACGGCGTTCTTGAAGAAGGAAGGTGTGTGATGATGACCGACAGCACGGACTTCGATACCTGGCTCGATGAACAGCTATCAATTGAGGTCGCGGAGCGAGGCGGGTTCACGGACCGCGAGGCGGAAGAGTTTACCGAACAACGCAAAGAAGACCCGTACTTCGTGAGCAGCATGCGCACCATATATGACCGCAGGGAGAAGCCCGAATGACCACCCGCCGCAACAACCCCCGCATCTCCCTGCACATGCAGACCGCGCTGAAGGCTGGCGGGCACACCTACGACGCGCTGGTGGCTGTGAGCGGCCTAGCGAAGGAGTCGGTAGCCCGCTGGGTCAAGCAGATGCGTGCGCTGGGCGTGCTGCACGTCGAGGACTGGGCTGATGACGTGCGCGGCCGAAAGATCGTGCCGGTGTTCCGCTGGGGTGAGGGCAAGGACAAGCCGCGCCCCGGGCGCCGGTGGACCGCTGCCGAGACGATGGCGCGCATGCGGGCGCGTCGGCGTGCGGAGGGCTACGTGGCACCAGCGGTTGAGGAACCGGTGGCGGAAGATCGTCCGGTCAGCTTGGAAGACTTCCTGTGACCCTCCGCTGCCCAGACTGCCGAACCCGCCGCAAGTCCTTCGACCTGTTCACCCGGCACATCCGGGAGTCAGGCCACAGGTACTGCAACTGCGGGTCGTACTGGTATCCCCACCGCCCGCGCTCAGGCTGCTGTGAGCAGAACCCCATGGCCGCGGTGCGGATGGCCGAGCGCCACGGGGGTTTCACGGACGACGAGTTGTGGGAAATCGCGGTGGATTGCGCCTTCGAAAAGAAGGGGCGTCCTTTTACAAAATGGAGAGATTGAAAATGCGATGCTGTTGTTCAGAATGTGAGTGCGAACGAGACGAGCGTCCGGACCCGGAAATCCACGAGGTGCGGTTCAAGCGCCACGACATCACGGTCTCAAAAGACTCGCTGGACGCCAACTGGTACATCGTCGTGACAGCCCCCAACGGGGTACGTGCCTACGATGGGTGGTGGGCTGAGTCTGCAGCCAAGACCTGGTGTGACGCCGTGTCTGAGGCCAAACACGGCGCGATGCTCACCCCTTCAGCAGCCTCACCACGCTCCTGATATGTCCCTCGCGCGGCACGCCGCCGTGCTCCAGGGTGTCGGTGAGGTTCACGTGGCCATCCGTGGGGCTCGGGTTTCAGTGAGCTAAGACTAACGCAGAGTTTACATGTACACAACAAGTTTTTTCGCGTTTGCGAGGTATTTCGCAAAGGGGATATAATTTCGCATTTGCGTAATTTGAAAGGCAGCCACACCATGGCCCGGCACAATCAACCGAAGACACCCCTGCTGGCCGTCCTGCGCGGCCTGGAGACACTGGAGCGGCGTGACGAGTTCGCAGCGCTCGCCGGCACGTCCCGGCTCTACCTCTACCAGCTGGCGATCTGCAGCCGGCGCTCGGGCCGCACGGACCTGGCGAACCGGATCGCGGACGCCTCGCTCGTGATGCACGAGAAATACGGCACGCCCGTGCTGACGACCGAGGGGCTGGGCAGCATGTGTGCTGCGTGCGTGTGAGAAAGATTTAGCGTTTTTGCGCAAACGCGATATACTGTCCGACGCCAGCCGAAATTCCCATACAACTCCGCAGAGCCGCGCGGTGGGGACCTGTCACCCTCGTTTTGCGGCGGGGTCAGGCTGGCGCTCATCGACAGGTCTCCACCACGCGGTGCCCTTGCAGAAAGGTCGCCAGCCTTGTCAGTAGATTACACACCCCCAGGGGCCTTGTGGACCACCGAAAAAGAGTGCCACGACTGGGTTGATTACTATCTCTCCTGGTTCCCAGAAATCCACACCCTTGACCAGCTTCACATGGTGGACGTTTTTGGCAAGAAAGCCCGTTGCGACCTCGGGCTGCAGCTGTACAAGGATGGCGAACCCGTCCTGTTCTCTGTGGAACTGAAGAACGAAATTCACCGCTCGACCAACGCCGCTGATGCCTACGCTCAGGCGTTCCACTACCAAGAAATGTGCTTGGTGCGTGACGAGCGGATCACAGAACCACCACTGATCGGCAAGTCGCCAACCTTGTCCTTTGCGGGCGTATTCGTAGCCGAATCGGACACGATGACAAACCGTGATGCGAACCACCATGCCCAACGACGCCTCGGCATGGAAGTTCTTGCCAACAAACTGCGCGTTGGCAGTGTGCGCTACTACCCCTGGCGAGGCAGCCTGGAGTTCTGGTTCGGTGAAAACGCGATCCTGCGTCTATACGCTGGTGGCGGTAGCAGCCCACGACTGGTTTGGGGTGCACAAGCCCACAACTACATTTCCTCCAGCGTCAAGCGCAACGGTTCCCGCCGCGGGCGCGAGACTATTGCCGAACGCGCAGAGTTGGGCCTTTTCATATGAGCGATTTCTTTCGTGAAAAGGGCCGCGCGTTGCTGGCCCACGGTTA